GGGCTGCTCTCGTTTTTTTCTGGCATGTTAGACCTCCTGGATCTCGATCCCGAATTTTGACCGCATGAATTTGCGGTTGCGCAAATACTCCTTTGTCCGCGTCGGCTTGGTCTTCACGTCTTCGACGACGAGCTTGCCGCCGAATTTGTACGAAAAGTCCGCCGTGTACCGCACTGCGCGAATGCGCTCACCGGCCTCGGTGATGTAGCTCTCCTGCAAGGTGAACTGCGGCTGCAGCCGCAGATCGGAGATAATTCCAGCCCGGAGCATCACCATCAGCTCGTCGTACCGCCGCGCCTCCTTCTGGCTGTCAAAGCGCAGCTCGCCGCGCGTATCCTTCCGGCTGCCGTACTTCGTCTTCCCATGGCTCCCCTTGTGAAGGGGAGCTGGCGCCGCAGCGCCTGAGAGGTCGATCTGCTGCCTGGCATACAGCTCCCTCATCCTCGGCGGCATGTCCGCCATGCTCTCAAACCGCAGCCCGCTCATTTGTGTACTCCGCGGTGGCAAAAGCCGTCCGGTACCGTTGCGCTCAGCCCGATCCAGTGCCCCTCAGATCCTTGTGCATTTCTCGCGCACATATCGCGGCCAAGTACGATATAATGCTTTGCACAGTCCTTGCACCGCACCACCTCCGCAACGTCGGCGGCGGGCATCCGCCTGATTTTATTTCTGATCTCGTCGATCATCCGGTTTTGCGCCGGGCTTCGGCACGCGCCGTATTGACTTGCCACTGCTTTCATCGCAGCGTCCCGCCGGATATATTCGTCATCCATCCTTCTTGCCCTCCATTTCCTGAATCGCCCGCTCGGCTTCGGCGCGCGTCAAAAATATGCTCTTCCCGATTGCATTTTTATCGAAAGCCGGACCGCCTGCCGTCTCGTAGATGACCTCGCGCACCGTGTGCTCATACACCCTCACCCCGTCAGTCTCGTACACCTTGCACGGCAATATAATGACACGCCCGTCCTTGTCGGCTTCAACAAGCTCTACGAGCCTGCTGATTGGCGTATTGTTGAGCGTTTCGAGATCAACCATGTGCTTTGCGGCCAGCGCAAGCTTAACCGTTTGCACTGCTTCCGGTTCAAGGCCCGTGTCCTCGTAGGCCGCAAGTCGATCAACAAAATCCGCCTGGTACTGCACTCCCACGAGCAAACCGCAGCCCGCTCATTCGGCTGCACCATCCATCTTCGCGCCGCATTTCCCATAGTGGCGGCTGAAATAATCCCAATTTGCCGCGCAGTCGCTTCCCGCATCGTCCGGCGTTGCGTCCTCATAATCAAAGTAGATGTTGATGTTCGTCCCAAATGTCTCTATGCTGACGATTACTGCGGTTATGCGCACTGCTCGACCGTCATCATCTGTCCAGCGTTCTCCCGCCTTGCACGGCAGCACGACCACGCGCCCGTCCTTGTCGGCCTCGGTTAGCTCGCGGAGGCGGTCAATCGGCAAACCGTTAAATTCCGTGATCTCCGAAATTGCCTTGCCCATCATGGACAGTTTGAGTGCCTCTACGCTTTCCGGGTACATTCCCGTGTCCTCGTAGGCTTTCAGCCGTCCGTACAGATCGCGGGTCATCTTGCGGAAAATATCCTTTCCAAAGCCGTTGCTCGTTGGGCCGTTGATCAGCGCGTTGAGCGTGCTGTCCCGGCACTGCTTCCAGTCGATTTCCTTGCCGCCAATCGCGGCGTGCAGAAATCGGTCGGTATCCGGGTCTACGTTGATATTAGGACTTGTCAATCGTTCCATTTCAAAACCCCTTTCCCAACATATCTGCAATACGCAATTTCCAACTTTGCACCTTTGCTTTCCTCCGCATCCGGCAGCGCGAACAGGATATCCGCCGCGTCGATCATCCCGAAGCACAGCCGCATGTAGTCCTTCGGTGTCAGCCCTTCCGGCAATTCCGCCGGATTCAAGATCACCGCGAGAGGATACAGCTCCTGTATGTGCTTTGCCGTCATGCGGAATTTCATCTTGTAATTCGGGTCTCCGGTGATTTTACCGGCTATGTAAATCTTCACAGCAATGCCTCCACATACCGCCAGCTCTGCGGCGGGCGGGTGATTGGCACCGGTTCTGCTCCGAATTTTGTCTGCCGCAGGCCGGTAAACTCCCACAGATCGCGCGGGTGATCGTAAATTTTGAGGTTGGAAATGTGCCATCCGTAGCCGACGCCGCCGTCCAGATACTTCTCCAGCTCGTCTTTTGTCAGGCAGGCATCCGCAAGAAGCGTATCAAGTGGTGTGCATTCCATGTTCCAATCGCAGATGCAATATTTCGGCGGTTCACAGATTGCTCCTACTCTGACAATCCTTTCAAAAATGTCGTCGCATACAAACTCGCCGATGACGCCGCCCTGAACCGAACGGTAAATGTAGCACTTAAACGGTGGGTTCATCTTCGGTCGCGTCTTGCGCACCTCGATTGTTTTCTCTCCGCTTATGATCTTCTCACACCACTCCGGGCGGATGCTAATCAAAACAGCTTTACTCATGTCTTGTCTCCTTCCTCCATCGCCTCCCCCCACGCGGCCAGTTGGGCGCGGATGGCTGCGCAGAGCTTTCCGGCCTTATCCTCGTCCTTGATGTGGGAAATGGCCTGTGTCAGCTGGTTGAAGGCTGCCTGCCACTGGTAGAAATACAGCTGTGCGGTCGTCATATCCTTGTCGGACATGGCAAGCTTTTTGCGCAGCGCATCGATCTCGGCCTGCAGGCTGTCCAGCCCGTTGCCCTGCTGTTTGGCTTTTTCAGCCTCCGCAAGCGCCTTTTCGAGCTGCTGCTCCAGCGTCTCCTTTTCCTTTCTGGCTTTTTCGGCCAGTTCGTCCCACTCTTTGGCTTTTTTCTTGAGCTCCCGTGCGCCCTCGGCCCTGGCGCGGTTCTCAGCCTCCCGGATGGCGGCCTCGTCGCGCTGGACGGCCACCTCTACTGGGCGGTTCTGCAGCGCCTGCACCTGCTCGGCCAGCTGGCAGGCGTCCTGCTTCGCCGCCGTCAGCTCATCTTCCATGCCGCGCAGCTTCTCATAGGCTTCCTGTGCCTCTTTCTTTGCGTTCTCGGCGCGGAGGGAATCGCTGTTTGCCTGCCGCATGGCGCTTTCACGCTCCTGCCGGGCTGCGTCCCGCTCCTTGATCGCTTTTTCCAGTTCCCGGGCGGAAAGATTCTCCGCATCGACCGCTTCGGCGAATTCCTCGCGCTCGTCTTCCGGCACGGCCAGAAGCCGCAAAGCATTGGAAATACTGAGATTTTGCAACGTTGACGATTCTGGCACAGCCCCGAAAATGCCGATCTGTGCCGCACCGTATTCATTGAATACCCGCATAAATCTGGTCGCGGTCGCCTGGGAAAACTCCGTGTTTTCTTTCAGCCACGCGCCCCAGCCGCCATACGGAACCATGCTCTTCGCGGCCTCCAGCCGCCGGCCGATCTCTACTCCGTAGTAAAGCGTCATGGCCTTTGCCTGCCGGGTCAGCTCCCGGATCTCCGCCCCGAGCCGTTCGGGGGATACTGTCAGATTCTTCTCACTCATGCCGCAGCCTCCTTTTTCTGTTTCTTTCCGGCGATCTTCAGCTGCCGGACGTGTTCGAGCCATCGGCCTACGAATTCCTGCACTTCCTTTGTCGGCGGGCAGTTGCGTATGCCGTGGTTCTGGATCTCCTTCAGCGTCTTCAGCTCGACCTGCAGCGTGTACCACGGCTTATCCGGCGCGTCCGCGCGGCGGATGAAGAAAATGCAGCTGTCTCCGCGCGCCACGGTCGCGCCGTAGGTTCCGACGCAGTGGTGCAGAGCGCTACCCTCGTCGATCAATTCTTCCTCCGTGCGCACGGGCCGGATGCAGATCTCGCCGTCAGCCCAGGCCCACGCCTCCAGAGGCGCGACGACCTTCTCGAACGCCGGACGGCGCTTCTCGATCTCCGCCTGTTTCCTGCGCTTTTCCTCTTCGTTCTTCGCGATTCGCTCCGCTTCCACGAGCCGGTCGTGCTCGCGCTTGAGGCTTTTCGGGAGCTGGACGTGCTCGTCCCGCAGGTCGAGCCCTGCGCGCCGGGCCATGTTCCAGTAGTCCAGCAGCGTTGTGATGTCGGACTTTTGCCGTTCCAGATACCGCAGGCAGCGCATGACGGTCAGTTTCCCGCGCCACAGCTCCATGACATACCCGCCTACCGCGGACGGCAGCAATGCTTTTTCGCTGCACAGCTTGTTCAGATCGTAGATCTGCAGCTTTTTCAGCAGCTTCCAGTCCTCCGGCAGCCGTACCGGCTCAAATGCCCGCACCATCTTGTACTTTGCGAGGTCATCCTGCATCCATTTCTCCCGGATGCAGAACGCGAATTCCCGCCTGTCCAGCCCCAGCATCCGGGCCGGGCGCTTCTGCTTCCAGTCGATCCATTCCAGCTTCGCGCTGTGCCCGCCGCAGTAGTCCCAGCTCTGCGTATCCCACTTGATCGCTTTCGCAATCATTTCCCCGCAGCCCTGCACGATCAGGTTCTCGACGTTCCGGTGCTTCTGCCAGAGGCGCAGATACGCGACGGGCCGCGCCTCGTTCCCGGCCGCTTTCAGGTACTGCGGCAGGGCTGCGTTCTCAATGGTCGTGCCGGAGAGATTTTCTGGCTTGCGGAACCAGTTTTCCTCCAGCGTCTTGCCCCATCTGTCGTCGCAGCGCTTCACCTGCCGCCAGCTGTCAAAATAACGGATCGTGTTCATGAATTTCTGATAGCCTGTCAGTCGGACGGTCTTTTTCTGCTCAAATACATACGCCTCATACGGCCACATCCGGTATTCCTTCTGCGCATCCTTTCCGATGTTCCGCTCCGCCCGCCACGACAGCAGGACGAATTTGCTCCCCAGCTGCCATGGCTCGCAGAAATAGACGTTATCGTCGATCCCGGCCCTTGACAGCTGCCCGATGTGCTTTGCCCGGAGCTCCGCTCCGCACTGCGGACACTGGAGCTTGTATTCCGGGCCGATCTGCATGACACCGTTTATAAATCCGAACGGCGCCCAGCCTTTGCCGCAGTCTGCGCCTCTGACCTTCTCAGCGATCCAGCTGTTGCAGCAGGCCGTGCAGGTCACGGATACAGCGTTTTCACGCATGCCGGTCAGCGGATCGCGGTAATATGTATCCCGGTAGATTGCGTACTCTGTTTTGAATTTTGTCTTGATGCACCAGTCCAGCGCACCCTCGGACGGCTGCCTCGGCAGCAGCTCCTCATAATCGATCTGTTCGCTCATCCGAAGAAATCCTCCAGATTCACGATGTTTCCGGCCGGCGCAGGCGACGCGGCGGGCTCCGGCTTCGGCGCGGCCGTCTGCTCCGGCAGGCCGAAGTATGTGCGGATGATCTTCTCTGCCTCCGGGCCGGTGCAGCAGCTCCCGTTTTTGCTCGCAAATGCCCGGATGTTGGCCTCGCAGCCCTTGAGACTCATGCCGCCATGCTTCAGATCATCCAGCACCAGCTTTGCCGCTTCCTCATCCGGCGCGATCATCTCCAGCAGCTGCTCGCCGCACATCCACACCGGGCCGCGCGGCCCCTGCTGCTTGCGAATGATCTCTGTTGCCTCTTGCAAATATTGATTCTGCATGTTATACTCTCCTTGTACTTAACTTGTTATGGGGAAGTGTAGGCTTCCCGTCCCTCGCCTGGCTGGAACCGGGCGAGGGCTTTTTTTACCCCAGCAGCGGATCCGGCGTGTAGTGGAGCTTTTTCGCCGTGGCATTCTGATGATACTCCGGTCTCCGCCAGTTGTACCCCCAGTGTTTGGCCGCGGTAAAGAGGGCTGCCAGCTCGTCCGAGGCGCGGACCGTGAGCCTCCTGCCGTGGTACTCCACTACGTAGTGGTTCTTGCCGGTGTATCCGGCCTGCGCGATGATCGGCTGCCGTCTGGCTGCCCGCTCGCCGGGGTAATCGATGCTATTTCGCAATGTGTTTGCGCCTCCTTATCTGGTTGTCGGCATGGACCAT